TGACAACCCAACTCCAAGCTATCAACCAAATGTTGACCGGCATCGGGCAGGCGCCTGTGGTCTCGCTCGACATCGCTAACCCAGAGATTGCCACGGCACTTTCAATTCTTGATTCTGTTAACCGAGAAGTTCAAGGAGAAGGATGGAATTTCAATACGGAAATTAACTACCCGTTTACTCCTGACACAAATGATGAGATTGTCATTCCTGATAATGTTCTTCAGATCTCAGACAACAAGAATTCGAATGTGCAACAATACCAGACCGTAATTCGTGGTGGCAAACTTTACGACAAGATCAGCCATAGCTTCACCACTTGGAACGTAAGTCCAGTTCTATGTGATGTGGTGTGGTTGTTTAATTTTGAGGATCTTCCCCAAGTCTTCCAAGACTACATCACCCAACGCGCTGCTCGTGTCTTTGCCGGTAGTGTGGTAGGATCCAAGGAAATGTTCCAGTTCAACCAACAAGACGAGGGCATCCTTAGGGCCAACTGTATCGCCTATGATACGGACACCTCTGCCGTCAATATCTTTGGTGTTGAGACTGGTCAGAACTTCTATATCTCCTATACCCCGTTCCGTACTATCGCACGATAATGGCAGCCATCTCTCAGAAACTTGCTAATCTGGTTGGTGGTGTATCGCAACAGCCAGATACAATTAAATACTCTAATCAACTTCGCTCTTGCGATAATTACTATCCTGACTTTACAAGTGGTCTTGCCAAGCGTCCTGGCCTTCAAGGCAAAGGTAAACTTGCTAATGCTGTTGCTGATGGCACTTGGTTTCACATCTTTCGAGATGATAAAGAAAAGTACATCTTTCAATTTAGTAAGGCGGGGGCTCTTAAGGTATGGGATGCTAACAGCGGTATTCAGCAGACTGTTAACGCAGTAGCGGCCGAATCCGTTACCTATGCTACTCATACTTCCTTTGCTGATCTAGCTACTCTTCAGATTAATGATTATACCTTTGTTCTTAATCGTACAAAAGTTGTAGCTCAAGGAGCAACAAGCAGTTCCTCTTACAATCCATTTGGTTTTGTAAACATTAACACCGTTGCCTTCAATACTGATTATGTCATCACAATTGATGGTATTAACTTTTCGCATACGACTCCAAGTAACGCAAGTGGTTCTACACAAAATAGTGTCCAGACTATTATTACTGCACTTGTAGCAGCAATTAATGGTAACGCTGCGTATGTAGCATCGGGTATTGGTAACACTATTTTTATTCGACGTGCCAATAACGGAGATTTTTCCCTTAAGGCTACGGGCGGCACTACGGGTACTGCCGTTGAAGCGTTTAAGGAAATCGTTACTTCTGTTTCTCAACTACCACGTGAATTTATTTCTGATCGCAGGATTAAAGTTGAGGGAACAGCAGAAAGCAACAGTGATGATTATTGGGTAGTGTTTGTCCCTTCAACAGCAGGACAGACAAGTGGTGTGGGTCATTGGGAAGAAACCATTGCTCCAAATACGGTGCTTGGAATGGATACCACAACTCTTCCTCACGTTGTCATTCGGGAAGCTAATGGTACCTTTACCTACCGTCAACTTGATCTAACTTCTGCTACTGCTAGTGCTGGTACAACTGCTGTTACGGGTATTCCAACTGCTGTTAGTATTACTTCCACAATTAGTGGTGGTCACGTTGTTGGCGAAGAATTTGCTGCTACCGGCGGTACTGGTAAGAACCTTCGACTGCGTGTTGATAAAGTCCGAACTGCTACTGCTGCCAATGCGTATTCTGCTTATTCTAGTACTTATGTTGAACAAGTAACAACAGTACAAAGGATAAGTGCAAACACTAAATTTGCTTCAACAAGAACTACCATTACGTATGATTGGTATGTTGCTGGACAAAAAGTAGGCAGTGGCTCACCTGATCTATTGCTTATTGGCAATACTACGTATGCTCGCAACAGTGGTTTTGTAGCTGTTGGAAATACCTTACGGGCAGGCATTACTATAAGTTCAGTAGTTTATGGAGTTATTGATGCTATTAGTATTATTCAATATGGTCAGGGTTATACCAATTTAAATCCAGTTTACAATGCTAATGGTGATTCATTTAGGATTGATGGGGTAAATACTCAGAACCTTGAGGGTGATGAAGTCCGTCTTGAGTACTGGAAAGCACGTTCTGTTGGCGACGCAACAACGAATCCAATGCCTTCTTTTGTAGGGCATACAATTGATGGCATCTCGTTTTTTAAGAACCGGATGATCTTTACCTCTCGTCAGAATGCCATCTGCTCACAGGCTGGAGATTACTTTAACTTCTTTGCCAGCACTGTTATCACCATTGTTGATAGCGATCCAATTGACATTAGTGCCAGTAGTCTGAAGCCTATTCGCTTTAAGCATTTGTTGCCAGTTCCAAAGGGACTCCTTTTGTTTGGTGATAATGCTCAATACATTTTGGAAACAACAACGGAAGCATTTGCTCCAAAGACTGCTGAGATTAACCTATTATCTGCCTTCAGTCAATCCGATACTATCTCTCCTATTGACATTGGCCCTAGTTATATCTTCCTTCAAGAAGGAGACAAAGCTACGGCTGTCTATGAAATGAATGTTGGAGATAATGTTGGAGGCAAACCAGCAGTTCAAGAACTTACAAGACCTATTCCTTATTATATTCCTGCTGCTATTAATAGTCTGAAGGTTTCTCAGTCAGCCAATACATTTGGGTTGCTTAGCAAACAAGATCTAAAGTCTATCTATTTTTATCGTTTCTTTAACGCAGAAAACAGAATCTCAGCTTGGTTCCGTTGGATCCTACCGGGTACTGTTGAAAGCTTTGACTTTGATCAGGACATCATGTATGTTGTTACCAAACAAGGTAGCAACTATATTCTCAGTACGGTGTCCCTTTTGACAGAAACCCCAAGTCAGTCCCTCTTGTTTGAAGGGGAATACCTTGATGTTCGCCTTGATCTTTTTGATTATAATCCAACTCTTGTTTATCAAATAAGCACCGACATTACTCGTGTTTGTTTTAAGGATGGATTTGATAATAGCGAAGAACAAGCAGTATTGATGTACCTTAATCCAGATATTGCTGGATCCTCTATTGAGCAAACCATTCAATATGACGCAGCTGCTCCAACTGGACAGAAGTATTACCTTGAAGTTGAGGGTAATGAAACAGCAGCTGGTGGAGCTTGTACGGTTGAACGTACTGGTGGTTCTACTACCGCAACTGTAACTTGTCAGTTTCCACATAAACTGGTTACTGGTAATACCATTACGGTATTGGCTGGTGTAGTTGTTGGTAATTACGTTGTTACTGTTTTAACGGATAAAACCTTTACCATTACTACGGTAGCGACAACAGCAATTGTATTTACCAAATTTATCTTTTCTTGTGCTAACACAACTTCTAAGTTTGCACTTGGGTATAAGTATGAGGCATCAGCAGAACTACCTGCGTTCTACTTTGTAAAGGCTGAGGGAAATAAGGACACCCTTAACGTTCCTCGTATTAATCGCCTCAAGGTTAACAGTTATAACTCTGGTCCCTATCGGGCTCTTGTTACTTCTGAAGGCCGAGATGATTTCTCTTTGGTTCTTCCTCAGATCAACTCTAACTACTATAAAGCCAACAACATTCCCGTCATTCGGAATGCTGAAAGTACAGTACCCATTATGGCTAAGGGTAATCAATTTACTTTTAAGTTGATTGCTGATAGTCCATTCCCAACGGCATTCACCTCCGTTACATGGGAAGGCACCTACAATAACAAAGGAATCCAAGTTCTTTAATTATGACGCCGCTGATCCACCCTGCGAGCCATTCAGACGCCCTCTGGGTGGCTCAACACCTACAAGATGATGATAGACGAGAACTAGAAGGACTGGGCCATACCGAAATGGAACTGATCCTTACTGACTCTATTACCCTCTCAGACAACCCTGTAACCTTCAGGAACCCCGTTGGAGAGATCTGCGGGGTAGCGGGGGTATCCAGAACAGATGCCCATTGCGGAGCTATCTGGATGTTAACAACACCATTTATCCGACCGTACCCAAAACTATTTTTTAAGGAGGCTAAGAAATGGGTCGAACAACAAACCTCCTATGAGATGTTACATAACATTGCTGATCCAAGGAATAAGATGCACATGAAACTGCTTCATATGCTTGGGTTTAAAAAGCTAGGTTATGTGACCACTCCAACCAATCTTACTTATGTTGAATTTGCTAAATTAACAAAATGTGTACCCCAGCCCTTGCCATAGGCATTGCAACAGGCGTGATGGGCGCTGTGCAATCTATTGCTGGTTATTCTGCTGAACAGCAGGCAGCTCGTGAATCTGAACGTGCCTATCAAGAACAACGTACTTTAAATGCTGAAGCAGCAAATCGTTCTTATCAACAATCTCAAGCTCAACTAAAAGGAGAATACGATAAGGCTTCTCAAAAGGCAGAAGAACTTCTTGTTCAGCGTCTTCAGGCCCAAGGCACTACGCTTGCTGCTGGTCGTGCTGGTCAGTCCGTTGGTGGTCTTCTTACTGATGCTCAACGTACCGAAGGGAAGGATCTTGCTACTCTTGGCATGAACCTTGGCTATGCCCAGCAGGACTATGGTTGGAATGTCCAGAACGTATTTGAGCAACATAAATCGGCTAATATTCAAGCCGCTGCTCAACGTAAATCTAAACCAAGCACTGGTGGACTATTGTTAGGTATAGGTGGCGCTGCTCTTAGCGGCGTCAGTTCTTATGCTAGCCTCCAATCTCCTGAATGGGCTAATACAAAGTTTTCTGATATGGGTAAAAAGCCTCCATCAAACGCTCCAGCACCTAAGAAACCCAAATAATCATGGCTAGTATTTATGAATCACAGGGTCAACAGGTAGCCCTAACTGGACCTGGCTCTCAAGGTGGGTTTCAACCTGGACAGGCGTATGATGCTTCAAACATCATGCTTCGGCAGTCCGAAAAAGATCTTAATGCTTTTGCTCAATTCAGCGAGAGTCTTACTGGCTTCCTCCAAGATAAAGCAAAGAAAAAGAATGAAGAAGAATATCAACTTGGTCTTGCGGAAGTCATTGATGGCACGGTAACTCCTACCCCAACACAGGCTGATCAATACCAAGCCAGTGCCACACTTCTTCAAGATGCTGCTACGGCTGATAACCAAGTATCAAAGGAACTGACAAACAATGGACAACTAGCAGCTGGAGAACAGTTCAAAGCTCAAAGTCCTGCCATCAGTGGATGGAGAGCATATGGTCGTGCTGTTGGATCTGCTAAGCAAGTAGCTACTAATGCTCAATCCTTCTTTCTTGCTTGGATGGAGAACAGCAAAGACAAGGTAGTCCCCACAGAAGATGGTCGTATGATCTCTCCTGCGGAAGCCAAGTCTCCTGCTGAGATTCAAGCTGCGCTTGCTGTTGGTCAACAGACTCTGATCAAACAAAGCAACATCCGTAACATTAACCCAGTCATTATTGCTGAACATCTTGCCCCCACCATTCAAGCGGTTAAGGGACAGATGTTTGCCAACAAACTTTCCTCCGAAGTGCGGAAGGCTAAGGAAACTGCGGTGTCGGATATTACTGGTGTTGTTCGTTCTGAATTCAGCAACCCAGATCTTGATATTGATGGAATGGCTGAGTCCTTCCAACGTAATGTTAAGGCATTTGAGATTGAAGGTGGACTAAGTAGAGGTGCTGCTTCTGATACTGTTATTCAGGAAGCATTGGATTCTATTGTTACCCTACCTGAAGAGCAAGCAACCCTGATGCTTGAAAAACTTTCTCAGGTAAAGAAGATTGCTAATGATCCTAATAGCCTTAGTCTTGGTTCTGCCTATGCTAATATGTTTAGCAAAGCCCTTGATACTATTGAGGGTCGTGTTGAAGCAGAGGAAGCTAAGAATGAACGTAAGCTTGGCAAACAAGCCGAACAAGCTTGGGGGCTATTGAAGAAGGCTGAACAAGACGCCACAATGGATCCAGGAACCCTCAAGGACCTCCGTAAGCAGACCATTGGGGTATTGGGCCAACTTGCCGATCAAGGCAGCACAGACGCTCTCAAGTATCGCACAGAGCTTCTCTCGGATCCGATCAACGTAGACTATACTCTCTACCGTCAATACCGTGAAGGTATTGCCCAAGGCAAACGTCCGTCTCAGGAACAGATCCAAAGAGATATTCAATCAGGTAAACTTACCACAGAAATGGGTAGGGAACTTGGTGTCTACGCTACTAGCTCCGATCAAGGTGACTTTAAAAAACAGTTTGGTCCTAGCATTTCCGATGCTGTTAAGGCTAAACTAAAGGAAGCTGGTGCTGTTTCTCTTGACCCCTTTAATCGTCCAGAGACTAATGTTCTTCACGTGGAACAGGTAACCAATGATTTGATTGCTAATGTCTATCGTTGGAGGCAGTCACAAATTGCTAAGGGTCAGACTCCAGATGATAATGACATCAATCAATTTGTCATCAACGAACTACCCAGAACTATTGGTAGGTACTTCCAACAGAACCCAAACACAAAAGCGTGGACAACCCGTCCATTGAGCCGTAACCCATCACTGACTCCTAATCAAATTAAGAGTTCCCTTTCGGGACCAGTGAGGGACGCCTCTGGTTTCAACCCACGCACTATTCAACTGCGGAGCTACAACAGTGGTTCCACAGTCATTATGTCCAAAGCAGAAGTAGAAGACAACATCCAACGGATGACTTCGAATCAGCCCATGACCCGCCGAGCCGAGCAACTTGCTAACTCACAAGGCGGTCCTGTGCAACTGCTGACCAACCAAGCAAAACATTATGGTATTGACACGAAACCTATCCTTTCCAGCCCTGAAGCGCAACGCCTATCACAGTATAACACTGTTGCTCCTTGGGCAACCCAACGTTACCTTGCTGCCGGTGGAGACTACCGTCAACAAATGCTTCAGTTGCAACGAATCGTTGAAGCTCAAGCCAGAGCAGCGAACGCCGGGAAAGGACCTGGGCCCACTGTCCCTATCAAATCTGGACCCGCAGTGGGCACAAAAGACCTCGTTAAATTGGGACTATCTCAAGGTTTAACGCCTGAGAAAGCCATAACGATGGCTGCTGTTGCCCTTGGTGAATCGGGTGGGCGCCCTGGTGCTCATAACAACAATAGATCTACTGGAGACAATTCTTATGGTCTTTGGCAGATTAATATGATTGATGCTCTTGGACCTGAACGAGCACGTACTATTGGTATTAAGGATTATAATGAACTTAAAGATCCTAATATTAATGCCCGTGCCATGAAACAAGTTCTTGCTTCTCAAGGTTTTAATGCCTGGAGTGTTTATCGCAATCGTGCTCATCTCCAATATCTTCCCGAGGCTCGTCGGGCCTATGCGGAACTGAAGCAAGAGATGTAAACGGTAATGGGGGACTGGTGCGCTAGTCCCTCTTTTTTTTGTCAACCCTTTGCCTGCGGGCACACTTCCAACAATGCCTCAATATTCTGGCCCTGTTGGGCCTGGACCTCTAGATCCTTATTATACTAGCAACGAGTACGAAAAAGAACAAGCTGCCCTCAAGGCTGCTGAAGAGCAACAGGCACAGCAAACAGCCGTTAAGAAAGGAGAGGTTGGACCCAAAACGGTTAACCCTCTTCAACCCATTGGACAGGCATTGTCCACTGATTATGGTCCCAATATTTATGGGGCTATTGATACTGCTGCTGGAGCCCTTGGTATCCAAACCAACCTTAAAAAGCAGTACGAACAAGGACAGAAACAAGCTAAACCTAATAAGGCTCAAGCAGCCATCAACAAAGATAAAGGATTTGGAGCAGAAGCAGTTCGCACTGTAACTAACCTTGGTGTTGGGTCTGTTGAATCCATGCTTGACACTGCTGATCTTGTTGGTGATGTTGTCAAGGTTGGTGCTTCTAAACTTACCGGTGCTCCAGTCAAGCCTACGGAAAACCCATGGAGTGACCGTTATACTGCTGCTGCCTATTCCTTTGGCCTTCAGAAACCTAAGACACAACTAGGGCAAACTGCCCTTCGCTTAGGTGAATTGATTGTCCTTACCAGAGCTGCTGCTAGGGTCGCCCCCAAAGCCCTACTCCAGTTAGGCACAAAGGGTGTTGGTCTTCGCGGTGCTATTGCCTCTGGTCTTGTTCCTGGTGCTGTTTCGGATTTCATTCTTACCAAAAAG